AGATGCTGTGGGGGGTACTTCCGGTAGGACATTCGCAGTAGCACCTGGTAGTAACCCCTTACCGGGGGGTCTCAGTCTCAATGCGAGTTCGGGTGTGATCTCTGGTACTATCGGGGCAGTAAATTCTGGCACGAACGTAACATTTCGAGTGGTTGATACTCCCAATCAGTCGTTCGTAGAAAGAACCTTCAGTATTGTGGGGGAGACACCTCTCTACAGTTTTAGCTCACATACGTTCACGAATGCTGGGATGTCGGGACGAGAAGGTCCTTCACTCGCGACACTAACGGGTCACGCCGATTATTCATCCGCGGGGTGGAGGACGAACACTAATTTCTTTGTGTTGGGAAATGATAGTAATGGTACTGATAGGGATGGGTACCAGCTTTGGACTGTACCTGCGGACGCTACGTACAAAATCATTGCAACTGGGGCAAGTGGAGCTGCATACAATAACGTCAATAATGGTTATGGTGGGAAAATCGAGGCTCGTTTTACATTGACGAAGGGAACAAAACTGTTACTTATCGTTGGACAATCGGCCACAGCCCCCACCACCAATAATGTTGGTGGTGGGGGTGGAGGTGCTAGTTGGGTTCTACATCCATCTGGCAGTAATGAGTACAGCTCAGGACGTTCGCGAGCGATATACATGATCGCGGGTGGTGGCGGTGGTGGTATGAGTGCTGTACACGGTGCAGGAACCACGAGAACAGCGGGTACGGCATTGGTGACCTCTGGTTCGTCGAGTGGTGGCAATCAAGGGAATAGTTACAAGTCTGGTGGTGGGGCAGGATTTACAAGTAACGGCGAACCGGCCAGCGCTGTCAATGGGGGCAAGTTTTCAAAGGGGTATAGCCCCGGTCACGGCGCGTTCGGGGGGGAGAGTTACACTGGTCAATACTACGGTGGAGCGCACACGATGCACGGGGGGTTCGGTGGTGGTGGGGCGGCTAATCATCACGAAGGTGGAGGTGGAGGTGGATATAGGGGTGGTAATGTACCAAATTACAATACATACAACTCTGATGGGGGTGGTAAATCATGGGTCCAGGCAACTGGCAATAGCGGGTCACCGGGTGGTACAGGATGGCCGGCGGTGGCCACATACGTTGGGACACATACCTTGACCACCACCGCGGGAGCACATGGTTCAATATATATAGAAAAAATGTAGTGGTAAAGTATATGCTTGCTCAAGTAGTAGAGATCATGTTTCCAGGCGTACCTTATACCTCCGACGGTACCAGGTGGGATAGTGTTGTTTTTGAAAATATAGCAAAACCATGTGATGAGACATATGAGAGCGCACTCTACAAACTCACATACACAGAAGAAGTACGTATTCTCGCTTTCAATAAACTTCGAGAGGAAAGGAACGTTCTCCTCGATAAGAGTGATAAATACATGACCCGAGATTATCCACGGAAATCTGGTGTAGATGATTGGATCAGGTACCGCCAAGCCCTCAGGGACTTTCCCATGATAGCTCGACCCATCCTAGACGCGGACGGAAACCTCACTGGTGTTGAGTGGCCGGTCGTTCCAAGTTCATAAACCAACCTCTTCCAAATTGAAACCCAGTTTGTAAGGAGCCCCCATACCGATCGAAGTCCGTAGGACTTCTCTCGTATCTAAACGGGAAAGTCTTTCCGACTTCGTTCCAATCGACGAAGTCGATTGTCCCAGGTACTTAAAAATAAAGTCTCACTATATTATAAAATGTCTGGTGGTATTGCCCAACTCGTCGCCGTCGGAGCCCAGGATGCCCACCTCGTCGGTCAGCCCGAAGTGAGCTTTTTCAGGTCGACGTACAAGCGTCACACGAACTTTTCCCAAACTGTCGAGCGTCAGGTCATTCAGGGCAACGTCTCGAACGATGGTATGTCCACCATCCGATTCGAGCGCAAGGGGGACATGCTCAACTATGTCTATCTCATGCCCATCAAGTCTGATGGTACCCAGTCCAACATCGTCCCTGATTGGACCACTGCCATCTCCAAAGTGGAACTCCTCGTCGGGGGTCAGGTGATTGATGACCAGGACTCCATCTACTCCACCCTTATCGCCCCTACCCTTTCGGCGACCTCTTCCGCCAAGTCGGTGTCTAGTGGTCTCTACACTGGTTCGGCTTCCGAGCAATTCTACCCTCTCCGGTTCGCCTTTTGCGAGAACTGGCAGACCGCGCTCCCCCTCATCTCCCTCCAGTACCACGATGTTGAGCTTCGTATCACGTGGGGTTCCAACGCCACGGCGTACAAGTGGGAAGTCTATGCCAACTACGCGTACCTCGATACTCAGGAGCGGGAACTGTTCGCGGGGTCTCCCCAGAACATGCTCATCACACAAGTTCAGAAGGCGGTTTCCTCGGGTTCCAAGATTCAAGAACTCAACTTCAACCACCCCATCAAGTACCTGGCAGCCGCGAACGCTTCGGGTGTTACCATGCTCGGTGCCACGAACAAGCTCAAGCTCCAGATCAACGGTACCGATGTGGCCGACTACAAGTTCGCGAGCCCCAACTTCACCGCGGTTCCTCTGTATTACCACACCTCCCACGGGAGCTCCACCCCGGGTGCTAACCTCTTCACGTACCCTTTCTGCCTCGAGACTGGTAAGCTTCAGCCTACCGGTACCTTGAACTTCTCCCGCCTTGACTCGGCTCGTATCATTAACGACAAGCTCAACTCGGCGGATGATATCTACGCCGTGAACTACAACGTTCTCCGTATCGAAAACGGTATGGGTGGTCTTTTATATTCTAACTAATTAATAAACCATGTGGAAACTTATTTTCCTTCTCGCCATCGTTTTTGTATTGACGTACGATCCTAAATCCAGGACACTCGAAAAGTTTGTTGGTCAGCCTACACCACCAACCCCGACAAACAAATCGTGTGAAAATGCGCATTACGAAGCCGTCCAGTTCGCACAGTCCCCGTATGAGTGTCCCACTCCAGGGAAAGCTCATATGGGTGCAATTGCTTAAAAAGAAAGTGAGACATTACAGTATAATGATTCCCGTTAATCGTGAGACCGTTATGATGATTGGCACTATCGTGTGTGCCCTCGGAATTCTCTTTCTGTTCAGAGAACTCAACAAAACGAAGGAGGAGATGAACAGTTTCAAAACCTTTTCAGCGCAAGTCGTTCGACATCTCAGTGCCCCCACCCCACCCGAACCCGTGGCAGAACCTGTGGTAGAACCCGAAAAAGTGGAAGATGTAAAATCCAAGGAATAAACTTGTATTCTTATTATAACTTGCGAATGCGCAATGAAAAAGTACAAGGCGATCGCAGTACCAGTAACCTTCGTCGATGGGAAACCACGGTTTCTCACGGTGAGGGATTGGAGATTTAAGGATTGGATTTTTGTGACGGGTGGATGTAGGCGAAGAGAGATTTCGAATCCCCTTCGATGTGCCCTCAGGGAACTGGAAGAAGAAACTCGGGGTGTCGTTTCTCTTAAGAGTGGTGAATATACAGAATTTAAGTTTATAGTCAAAGAGAGTCCTTCGGTTGATCTCGAGTATAATGTCTTTATATTCTTTGTGAATTACACGAGGGTTGAGCAGCAACAGCAAATCAAAAAGTTTTACGAGGAGAAACACAAAACGAATCTTAAAAAAATTATGAAACAACCTTTTAGAAAAACATACGACGAAAATGATTATATGAGTTATGACACTCTCGAAGAGTTTAATTCACGTAAGAGATGGAATCTTATCATTAATAATGTCATTAAGAATCCCCAATTTTACGCGTGTATAAGTTCTTTGAATAGAAAAACCTTCTCTATAAAATAATGAAGTCCAAGGCGTACATCATGATGCAGATTGGAGAACTTCTTCAGAAGAATCGAGGGTTATGTCAAGAAGAAGTCACTGAATGGGTCAAAGAAAACGAAATCAAAACAGTATATGAACTTTTAACCATAAAAAAAGAACTTTCTCAGGCGAAAGAATTTCACGATGTCTCATGTATGAGATGGTTTAGAGAATAAAGACCCTAAGAAAGTATGTTTAAGAGTTGGTGTGCGACTCAAAATTTTACGAACGCAACCAATCTATCACATGTGCTCATGGACGGTGGTGTCCTCTCCGTGCCATTTGATAAATTGAACGTGTTCCACGAACGATACGTGGAAGCTGTCAAATGTGGCGAGAAACTCTACGTCGTCGAACAGAAGAGTGAAAAGTATAACTTCTTCGTGGATATCGACTATAAGGATGACGAAGCGTTGGACCTCGATGAAATCAAAGATATTTGTAAAATCATATGTGACAAAGTAAAACGCCACGGTGGTCGTGAGTGTCTCGTCTCTGTATCCCCACCCAAAAAGTGTCGGGACCTCATCAAGACGGGCGTCCATCTTAACTGGCCGGGGTTTGTCGTAGATCAAACATCCGCGGTCGCCCTCAGAGACCATATTCTCGTTGCCCTCTCCAAAGCTAAAGGAAGAGGTGTGGATTGGAATGAAATCATAGATGCCGCCGTCTATGGGAACGCCGCCCGAAAAACAAAGGGAAGTGGGTTTCGCATGCCTTGGTCGTATAAGAAAGCGAAACATGACGCATGCGACGGCCAGGGGTGTGCGCACTGTGAAAATGGAAAGGTGGATCAATTGGCATATCTTCCCGTGTTCGTATATCATCATGGACCCTTGAGCACACTCATGAAAGTTGGACAAAACCCCACACTCGATATTTTAAACATGGCAGTCGTACGTACGAACGAACCACAAACGACCCACGTGGTACCTCCCTCTGTGAGTATAAAAGAGGGGTCGTTCACGACTGCGCAGATGAAAGATGAGGTTCGAGATGACGCCTTAAAGTGTAAGCTCGAAGAATTCATTCGCACGAACATGGAGGGTCAGGGAAACGCCTATATCCCCAAGTTATTCAAAAAGAAGGATACCTTTCTCGTGCCGACGACATCCAAGTATTGTGAAAATCTTAAAAGAGAGCACGGCTCGAATCATGTATGGTTCATCATCAGTGGGCAAACCATTCTCCAGAAATGCTTTTGTCTATGCCCAACCCTCAGGGGAAGGCGAGATGGGTTCTGTAAAGACTTTTGTGGGAGACGACATCAACTCCCCCCGAGTATCATCGCGAGTTTGTACCCGAAGAAGGAAGATATCAGAAAGTGTCCAGAAATTAAGAAACGAGTAGAGAAACCCCAGGTAAAGTCGAGTGAGGTCAAGAAACCCCTCGAGGCATTCATTCGGAAGCATATGCATGGACCAGAAGATTTACAGGTTTTAACCATCACGAAAGATAAAACCCAGGTCGTGGCCCTCACAAATTCTAATTATTGTGAGACGATCAAGGGCACACATGAAGATACTGTGATGTCCTACCTGATCAAAGGTAAGGAAATCAAGCAGAGATGTCCTCAGTGTAAGAAGAATACTTCCAGAACGCACTGTTTAACGCATGACATTATAAAGATACTTAAACAGTAATGTGTTATACAACTTAAAATGATCACTCGTTCGGGACGTAAGATAAAGAAACCCGAGCTCTTCAAGCCCACAGAAAATGAACTCACGGATGACTATTCCCCGGAAGATCATGATACCGATTTTGATTCTGAATTAGATACAGAAGATGAAGAAGAATATTCATCCGAAGATGAAGAGGAGGACGCAGATGAAAATGGTAATCTCAAGGATTTCATCGTAGAAGATGAAAGTGAGTCAGAAGATGCTTAAAAAAAACAGACGTACACTTAGAAAATGGAAACTGACATTGGTAACCCCATTGAATATAATCCCACCATGGACCCTTTAATTACGGAAAATGATGAAGCCCACACACAAGAGGAGCAGCCTTATTACATGGACTACCCCATGCAGCCCCAACACCCACCACCTCAGACTGAAAAATTCGACCTTTTCGATAAGGTTGAAAAATCTACTTGGATCATCGCATTCGCAGTCTTTCTTTTAGGCTTTTTTATGGGGAAAACCATGCAGCCAGTGATTCTCAGATATACTTGAGTAGGCGACAAATGTCCCAATGTCTCCATATATGGGTTTAATTTTACCAGTAGCATCCATTTTAATGAGAGGTGACGAATACATTGGAATGATAAACGCATCATCTGTATCTTCAATAAAACCAGCAGTAGTACTGGCTTCGACAGTAGGATCTATTTTGTTTTGTAATTCAAACGACGGATTAAAAAACAAAATAAAGAAAGCACTCACCAAAATTATTGTAATAATAATTCTGAGCATTATGTTTATTGTATAGAAATATTATTTACGCAGACTCCTCTTCTTCCTCCTTCACTTCAGCGAGTTTGGCGTCAGCTTCACGTTGTTTCTGGCGCGCCTCGATTTCAGTTGCAACGATCGCATCCGCTTCTTTGACCAGATCCTCCATGTTTCCGTCAGGCTTTTCCTTCTTGAGACGCTCGAGTACTTCCGCGGGATGGGGAATGGGTGCCTCGTCACCCTTGGTGTAAAACTTGGAGTTATCATCCCCTGGTACGTATTGACTCGACATGCCCTGCTTACGTTCCTGGAACATTCTGGCAGCCTGAGACTGGTTCTCCTTGTACCCGACCATGATCTCTTCCAACTTTTCATTCGTGTAATGTACATCCTCGATCTTATTGGGATCGGGGGGGATCAGGAGCCACTTGTACATATCTACGACATAGATGTCAAAGGTGGGATCCTCCTTTTGGAGGCGCTTAGCGTGATTGGCAGCCTCATCTCGAGTACCGAAAGCACCCCGGATCTTAATACCAAATTTATCATTCTTTTGGGGCGCTTCGGGTCCGATGATGGAGAGACACGCGAAGACTTGTCCGGGAACGGTGGTGTAGTCAGTTTCAAGAGACATTATATTTATGTAACGATACAAAACTTTAAGCTAAGAAGCCCTAAGTGAGCCACTTAAGAAGTAACGACAAATACTATTAAATGACCAAAACGGTATGGACGTATATAGAACTGCTGTGGCTGGTGCGAGATACCCGGGCTATATACACACTCATCGAAACAAGTCTCTCGCGTCACTCGTTGGTACTTAACACCGTACATTCTGACGGTCGCGATAACAGTCGATTAGATGAGACTGTTATTTCAGACTATCTTATCGATACTTTCCCGGGAGTTCTACGACGGGGGGAGGATAGAGCGCTCGGTGATTTATGGATTCATGATTTACCGATAAATATCAAAGTCGTCGAAGATCGACCGGGTCAAGCGAATAACTTGGTTGGTTCGACACACTTCATAAAATATATTTTTGATGACCCCGCATGTACGAATCGTGTAGGTATCGCAAGTACCGTGGCGAATACTCCACCTGACAGGGAACTGAAAAAATACGGACTGATTATTGTTGCTAAAAATTCACCGCGTGTTTGGGTTGGAAATTTCGATGAAATTCCCGAACAACATATCAAGAGTAACCCCTCCAATGGTATTCAGATCACATGGCCCTCGGCACATGTGACGAGAACAAATGAAGAGTATCGATCTCTCATCACTAAGAAGATGGTTGAACTTTTTGAAAAATGGGCGGAACCACTTAAAGTTTTCACTGATATGAGAGATAATGCAGAAAGAGCTCGGACAATTCTTCACGATTAATGATGGACTCCAACAATACGTGATGGACCGTGTGGAACATGTGGGTAGCCCTCTTCTCGAACCCTCCTTTGGGGCTGGACACCTTTTAAAAAAATTCAAGGAACACGATGGTACCTATCCCATGGAATGTTTTGAAATTGATTCGACAATTGAACCGTGTATATCATTTAACGTACATCAAAAGATTGTGTATGGAGATTTCATGACACACCAATTTGATAAGAAATTCAAAACTATCGTAGGAAATCCACCGTATGTTAAACAAACGAATGGGAACTTATATCTTCATTTCATTCGAAAGTGTTTTGATCTTTTGGAAGACGATGGTGAATTGATATTCATAGTTCCTTCAGACTTTATAAAATTAACCAGTGCTTCCAAAATTATTTCAGATATGGTACAGTGTGGATCTTTCACACACTTTTTATTTCCACACGATGAAAAGTTATTCGACTCTGCGGCTGTGGATGTTGTCGTGTTCAGGTACCGTAAGGGTATATATACACAGATGGTCCAAGTAAATGGAGAGTCAAAATTTTGTACGACGGTAGATGGTATAGTGACTTTCGGTGATACATTTACGTCTGGTGATATCGTCTCGAATGTGTTTAACGTGTATGTTGGTCTCGTATCTGGGAAAGATGAAGTGTATAAAGTTCCATTCGGGAACACTGACATTCTCGTGGATGAAGGGGATATAGAAAAATTTATATTTACAACTTCTTTCCCGAGTGGAAACACGGAGATTGATACGTATCTCACTCACAATAAAGAGTGTCTCAAGAGTCGAAAGATTCGAAATTTTAACGATACAAATTGGTTTGAATGGGGTGCCCCACGAAACATTAAGACGATTGAACAGAATGTAACTCGACCGTGTATATATGTCAAGAATCTCACTAGAAGTGCAACGGTCGCATTCAAGGGTACCGTCTCTTATTTTGGCGGCAAACTGTTGTGTCTTATCCCGCGAGTAGAGGTGGATATAGATAAGGTTGTGGGATTTCTCAATAGCTATACATTTAGAAAAAACTATATTTACGCCGGTCGATTTAAAATTGGTCAAAGACAACTGTCAAATGCGATCCTAAGTGAGTTAAAAAAGTGAATAGTCTAAGGAATATGGAAGAGATTCGTAAGAATCACAACGAGGCGAAGCGGGTACTCATTCAGTCCGTGGCTCGAGAAGGACACCATATCCTCGATGTGGGGTGTGGGTTCGGTGGAGATCTTCAAAAATGGAACAAGTGTGACGTTAATATAAACATGTGCGACCCCGAACCATCCGCCCTCGAGGAAGCGCGTTCTCGTGCGAAGAAGATGCACATGCGCGTTAATTTTTATGATGGTGACATACATAATTGTCCAAATAGAAAGTTTGATATACTCTGTTTCAACTTTTCACTTCATTATATTTTTGCGTCTAAAGAATTATTTTTCAGTTCAATTCGAGAAATAAAAAAACGTATGAAACCTGGTGGCCACCTTATCGGTATCATCCCAGACTCTGAAAAGATTATATTCAAGACACCTTTAGTCGATGCCATGGGGAATTTCTTTAAAATGAAAGAGCATGGAAATGGAGACTTTGGTGAGAAATTATGGGTACATTTAGCGGAAACACCCTATTACGCGGATGGACCAAAGCCTGAACCAGTTGCGTATAAAGATCAACTCGTGACACATTTAGAAGAACGTGGATTTAGTTTATACACATGGGAGAGTCTCCGGGGAAATGCGATTTCGGAACTCTATAGTAAATTTATATTTGTATATAATAGATGATATTACTCTTGCTACTCATTAACATCTTTATACTTTATAGCACCCGAGAACCACAAAGGTTGGTGGAAGTCAGGGAGAAGTATCGTATCCTCAGGGAACATTTATCCGAAACGAACAACGAAAAGTATCACATGCTGAAACGGTGTATTCCTATCACCGGGATCATGCACATGAAGGGTGCCGTCGGGTACAATACGAACAAAGGGGGTGAGATTGCTGTGTGCCTCGATGGTGAAATTAATGAGATTTTTCACGTTTTGATTCACGAATTAGCACATTGTACGGTGAGTGAATATGAACACTCGGATACATTTTGGAACAATTACATAGAACTCAGGGACATGTGTGTAGATCTTGGAATATATGATAAAATTCCAGTCAGGACTGAATTCTGTGGTGAGCATGTCCAGGATAAATAATCTACGTATCTATCAAATGAAGACGCCCATAGGTGTTCTACTTACAGCCATTGCGTACTGGGTGGTGATATATGGAATGTCGATCGTTCCAAATATGTCGAACAATTACCTCTTAAACATCACATGGATGACCATAATCATACCCAATATGCTTCGTCTCATGGTGAGTAACATTCCACGACTCGCTGTGGATCGCGTGTTTTTCCTGGCATCCACGGTATTCGCATTCGTGCTCACATACATACTGAACCGGGTTTTCGGTGACACAAAAGAGGCAGTAGAGGATTCCACTGTAGCCAGTAGCAAGAAACTTAAATTGAGTGTCTTGCTAATGGGGACCTTCACAGCGGGTGCCCTCATAACCTATTTTATGGGAATCGATACATCAATCTACAGCAACATGGGTTGGGAGACGCCAGCCAATCAAGGCTTGACGACATAATCCTTCGCGATGTAGAACAAAACGGCCGCCACGACACCAGTCGTCGCGAGACCCACTACACTTCTACCCCCTTGTTCGTTAAGGAACTTGGGGATAGAGGTCGCGAGGCGGTCCTGTACGGGCTTACTGATGGCAGCGGCAGTACAAGCCGCGACGAAAAGAGCAGTGAGCTGTTCATCGGTGAGATTGAGAGGGTTTTTCTTCTCGGGCTGGGGAGCCTGCTGGGTGGTGGGGTACGCTCCCTGGGGGTTGGGGGCGGTCATTTGGGGCATCATACCCTGCATCCTGGGCTCTTCGGCCATCATGGGGGGGTCCATCATGATATCGTTAATGGGAGTAGAATCCATCGTCTCTTTACTTTGACTCATATTTTTTTCAAGTGTAAAAGACGTAGAAGGGTTATCACCGAGAGGAACCATTCCTTCCCCATCATCGGACAGGTTCATGGTATGTACTTGATCAGATGCCATTTGGTATAGTCACATGTTTTTGAATTCAATACTCAACGCGTCTTTGTGATTTTGAGATTGGTCTTTTTCGTCGCCGTTTTGGCATCCTCTTCTTTCTGCTGAGAATGTTTAGGATTGTACATCTTCTTGTGAAGTTTCCAGAGGTCCGGTCCACCGACCCTGAAGTTCTTTCGCACAGTCGCCTTGTACCAAAACACACAATCTTGTATCTTGTTAGATTTCACCGTATTATCTAACACGAGACACTCATAGTTTTCTGTACACGCATCCATAACCTTACAAAACATATCAAAGGATGGGAAGATACCAAAAAAAGACTTGTACAATTTTTCCCTGTTCTGAATAATGTTTTCCCTGAGGATGAAGACATAATCAACATTCGCTCGAAGTGCTGGTGGAAGGTCCATCACGTATTGCATCGTGAGCATGAAAAAGATTTTCCAGTGACGACCATTCATGAAACACTGGCGAATACATGTATCTTTTAGAAACTTTGAATCGTACATACAATCATCCAGAAGCATGAACGCCCCACAATTTGTCTTTCCGTTCCCCACCAACTTCCGCTGTCTCGCCATCACTCGTTCTATAGCATCTCGATCGTAGTCACCATAAATGAACAGATCTGGAATGAACTCGGAATAGAAATGGTTACCCTCTTCAGTCCCTGAAAGAACAATTCCTGCCGGAAGATGTTTCTTATGATACATTATATCCTTCACGAGGGTTGATTTACCCGTATTACGCTTGCCAATAAATACAATTACCTTATCATCCGCAATTGATTCAGGTTTGAATTTCCTCAGCTGAAGGTTCATTCTAATGTATCGTATCGTTTTATTTAGCATAATTTTACTCATATAGAGTAGGAATGGCTGGCCGATTGAGGCTCGCTGCCACTGGAGTCCAAGATGAATGGCTCACAGGTGAACCACAGTTTTCGTATTTCCTGATGAATTTTAAGAAACATACAAAGTTTTCGTTTGATTACGTGGAAAGTCAATTCGATGGGAACGTCGATTTTGATCAGTTATTAGAATGTAGAATACCCGGTGATAAAGGGGATCTTGTCCGAAACATGACCCTCAAAGTGACACTAACCGATCCACAACCAGATGATGGTGGCGAGAACGATATGGTGTGGGCCCCATCAGTGATGACAAATCTCATAGAGTACGCCGAACTGGTTATCGGTGGACAACCGATTGAGAGGATCACAGGTGAATATATTTACATGCATCAACAACTTCACAACACGAACGATGACATAGAACAGACGTTGTACTTTCTGTCTGGTCATGGAAACTATTTGAGTTATGCTGGTGAATATACATACTTTTTAGATCTTCCATTCTATTTCTACAGGAACTCATCCCTCGCGATACCAACGTGTGCCTTGACGAAACAGGTCGTCGAAGTGCGAATCAAGACGAAACCTCTCAACAAACTTGTCAGGAACATAGGCGCGGTTGATGCGGGAGGTATTTCAGACGTGACCGCTTCGATCACTAAGATGTCACTCGACACAGAGTTTGTATATGTTACTCCTGAAGAGAGGGACTACCTGATATCCAGACCACTGGACTATGTCATCACACAAGTACAAATGGCAAAATTCAAAATGAAACCAGGTGAAAACAAAAAGTCTGTGATGCTCAACTTTCAACACCCAGTGAAAGAATTGTTCTTCGTGTCCCAAAATATAGCAAATGGAAATATTCCACACTATTACAACACTATCGTCAATGCCGAACTTCGTTTCAATAATGAAGTCGTTTTTAGTCGTGACGGTCTTTTCCTATCGTACGAACAAGCATTCAAATATCACGTAAATTCTCCGTCGGCACTCGACTTTACACCCGAAGATTTCAACGGCGCGAAACGTCCATTGGGACCCTCGAAGTTTGGTATGTACTCGTTCTCTTTACAACCAGAGATGCCATACCCAACCGGTCAGGTGAATATGAGTCGTATCTCTCATAAGTTATTTACCATTGAAATAACTCCCACGAATGCTGTATTTGAAAACGATACACGGGTATACGCAGTCAATTATAACGTATTGCGTATTGAAAGTGGTTTAGCTGGATTAAAATTTTAGATGGATATAGTAGTAATGGCTGGACAAGTCCAACTCTTAGCCTCCGGGCCTCAAGAGAGATTCTTTACGGTAGATCCAGACTACAGTTATTTTGTGGAAAGTTTCAAAAAACATTCAAACTTTTCCACAGAATTTGTGGATATAGAACCAGATAACAATGAAGGTGATTTTGGAAAGACGGTTCGATTTAGAATTCCACAGAATCAAGGTGACCTCATCAAGACACTCAGTGTGAAGATGACCCTTCCAGAGATTGTTGAAACGAGTGGTACGATGTATATAGAATCAGTCGCACACGCACTCATCGAACATGTAGATCTCATCATCGGTGGTAAAGTAATTCAACGACTCACCAGTGATTACCTTCAAATTTACTCTGAACATAACGTCACGCAAACGAAACAAAAGGCTCTCGAACAACTCATAGGAAAATATCCACTTCGGACATCTGACAGGAAGGTTGGTGAAGTGACCGAAAGTGTCGGCGGTAACTCGGGTATTATCATTCATAATACACTTGGTATCAATTCAGATGAAAGTTTCTTTGTCGATCTTCCCTTTTATTTTCATACACACCCAGAACTTTCAGTACCCCTATGTGCCATCGATCTACAAGAGGTGGAAGTTGAGTTCAAATTGAGAGACGCACAACAATTGGTGATTAAAGGTGACGGTACGTATGTTACGTTAGCGGAAACACTCAAGTTGAAAAAATTTGAACTATGTGCCGAAGTTGTCTTTTTGGATTCTACCGAACGCATAAGACTCAGGAACACACCTACGGACTATTTGATCACACAGATCCAAGAAGATATATTTGATGTTGGCGCTGGTATCAATGAAGGAAAGTTTAAATTAGATTTTTCAAATCCAGTGAAGGAACTATACGTTGTGATTCAGAGACAGGGAACCACGGGT